ACCTTTACAAACAAAAAAGGTCCTTGGAGTTGAAGTGGCAACAGGAGCATCTGTCTAATGATAGATACACTCTTGAAATGGTCAGAATTGATGACAAAGTTAGAAGAGTCATTACTGAGATCAAGCTGGAAGAAGCAGCTATTGCTCACAGACAAAATAGCGTTGAAGGCGCTGCTCCACAAGTTTCTGTAGCTACTTAATAAAAAGCTACATTGCTGAAATGCATAAATACCGTAGGCTCTCTTGCACTCTACTAAAATCTAGTATATAAAAAACCCACTATACAATTATTAAATTTTGCATAGACGCGTATAGTCGACGGCCTAAAGACTGTGTAAAATTAATTAGGAGGATATAATTATGGCAAATACTACATTTTCAGGACCAGTTCGATCAGAGAACGGTTTTGAAGTAATTAAAAAAAATGCAACTACTGGTGCTCTTACAAGTACAATGAGCATTAAAGAGTTCACTGCAACTATTCAAGTTGCAAACGGTGACACTACTGGAAAAGAAACATCTATCCAGATACCTACAAACTTTATTCCATTAGGAATTGGTGTTGTAGTAACTGTGGCTTCTGCAAACGCTGTTAACTTAGTTGACATTGGAACAGATGCTGACACTGACGGATATGTTGATGGAGCTTCTTTAGCTACTAACTCAACTGGTTGGAAAGGTTTCCTAGGTTGTAATGGAGTTTTAGGAATGTCTGGATTTGCACCAGGCGTAGCTGGTTTAGCTGGAGACGAAGTTGAACTTGTTTTATCTGGAGACCCGGGACATGGAGCAGGCGGAGCGCCAGCTGTCACAACAATTGTGTTAAAGATTTTTGGAATTGATTCCACTTCTGACACAGCATAATAATAATTAACTCTGAGTGGGGTGTAATGACCCCACTCTTTAATAGGAGAAAATAAAATGGCATACGGACCAACAATAAACACACAATTTGACGGCCAAAGAAAACTTATCTATGTTTTTAATATAGATGGTGCAATGGATGGAAGCGCTGGAACAACTACTATAGATGTTTCTGCACTTGCTAAATCTAAACTTAATCAAAGTTGTAATAGAATATCATTAAATAAAGTTTGGTATAATATTAATCCAACTGCAAGTGTAGATGCTGCAAAAATACAATGGGAAAATTCTGATGGAGATGAAACTTTTTTATCTTTAATCGGTTATAATGATTCTGATTACAGCTCTATAGGCGGTTTAGTAAATCCCAACACTGGTGGAAATGCAAATGGTGATGTTAATATAGTTATCCCTGCACATACAGCGGGTGATACTTATTCAATTGTTTTTGAATTTATTAAGTATTACGAATAGGAGAACTAATGGCCAATACTACTTCTGGTTCTTATGTATTCGATAAGAACCTAAGCATTGATGAAATTATTGAAGATGCGTACGAACGTATTGGCATTCAAGGTACTTCTGGTTATCAATTAAAAACTGCTAAACGATCGTTAAATATTTTATTTTCCGAATGGGGCAATAGAGGGCTTCAATTTTGGGAAGTAAAAAATCAAAACGTTACATTAGTAGACGGACAATCAGTATATACTTTTTTTAGATCCCCGGCCGATGGTACTTCAGACGGAATTAACACAACACTTTCTGCAGGTATAAATGCTACTGCTGTTACCATAGGAGTAGCTTCAGTTACAGGTTTTGCAACTAGTGGAGTAATTACTATTGGGACTGAACAAATTTCATACACTGGAATTTCTAGTTTAAATTTAACAGGGTGCACTAGAGGAATTAATGGTAGCACAGCAGCTACTCACAGCACTTCAGATGCAGTATTACAATTTCCAATTGGTATGACAGACATCCAAGAAGCAGATTACAGAATAAAATCTACGTCAGTTGATACACCAATGACAAAAATTAGTAGATCACAATATCAAGGTTTTTCTAATAAAACTGATAAAGGTCTACCAACACAATATTGGGTCCAAAGATTTATAGATAAAGTTACAATGACTTTGTATTTAACTCCAGGTGCAGCTCAAGATGGTAACTATATTAATTTTTATTACACAAAAAGAATTGATGATGTAGGTGCTTATACAAATGCAACTGATGTACCATACAGATTTATTCCATGTATGATTTCAGGGTTGGCATATTACTTAGCTGTAAAATATGCACCTCAAAGAGTACAAGAATTAAAATTATTATATGAAGATGAATTGTTAAGAGCAGAAGATGAAGATGGTTCTTCTAACTCTACATATATATCTCCTAAAATTTATTACCCAGGTATCGGTTAATGACTACTTTTTCACAAGGTAAATACGCTTTAGCAATTTCTGATAGATCAGGAATGGCGTTTCCATACAATGAAATGGTTAGAGAATGGAACGGTGCGTTTGTACATATTTCAGAATACGAACCTAAACAACCACAGTTAGATCCTAAACCTACAAGTGCAGATCCACAAGCTTTACAAAGAGCAAGACCTGCTAGAACAGAATTTCCAACAGAAGATTTTTTACCAGAAAATCCTTTTGTAACTGCATCTAATACTACGTTAAAAATTAATTTTCCAAATGGTGATTTGCAAGTAAATGATTTTGCAAGATTTAGAAACGTTAAATCTGCAGTAGGTGGTGTTGCAATATCAACATTACAAATGTCTACAACATTAAATGGAGCAATAACGGATACTGCTACTACAATTAATTTAACTGATGGATCACAGTTTCCAACTTCAGGTTTTATTGTAATAGAAAAAGTTTTAACTTCTTCTGACACAAGTGATCCTTTAAAAGTTGGAACATATCAAAATGAAGTTATACAATACACAGGAAGATCTACACATCAATTAACTGGTTGTACTAGAGGAACAAGTGCTCCTTACAGAGGAGTTTCTCCTGAATCTACAATTGCTGGATCTCATTCTAATTTAGCAAAAGTTTTTGGTTGTTATAAAGTTGTTTCTTTAAATCAAACATCAGTTCCGAGTACAGGTCAACCATCTACAACTACACAATTTGATGGTATAAATGTTACATTAACTAACGCTGCATCAGGCACAGAAACAGGAGGCGGTTTACAATGTACAATTGGACCCGTAAATGATAGAGGTTAATTATGTCAGGAGTTAAAAAATACGATTATACTACAATTAAACAAGCTATTTTAGATTACACTGAAGTAGATGATTCTGTTTTTACAACCACTATTTTAGATGGTTTTATAATGGCTGCTGAGTTTAGAATTTATCAAGAGCTTCCTATGGATGCTCAAAGAAATGTTCAAGAAGGTACGTTAGCTGCAAACGATAATACAATTAATGCACCAGCAGGATGTTTATTTGTAAGAGGAATTGAAGTTTTTGAATCTACAGCTAATACTGAAGGTAATGGAAAATGGTTAGAGAAAAAAGATCAAACTTATTTATCAGAATTTGTAGATAGAAAATTTGGACCTGAAGGAGAAATACAGTCTCCTACGGATACAACTAATTCAGTTACTGGGTTTCCTAAATATTATGCAATGTTTGGTGGTGCGGATAATACTACAGACACTTCATCAGGGGGAATGTACATAGCTCCTACACCTGACGCTAACTACAAATTTAGAGTTTATTATAATAAAATGCCTAACGGTCTTGGATCTGGTACTGGTTTTAATAACAATACTTATTTAAGCACATATTTCCCACAAGGTCTATTATATGCATGTCTAGTAGAAGCTTTTGGATATTTAAAAGGTCCAGTTGATATGTTGACATACTATGAAAATAGATATAAAAATGCTATACAACAGTTTGCAGGTATGCAACTTGGAAGACGAAGACGAGATGATTATACTGACGGAACAGTTAGAATACCAGTCAAGTCACCGTCTCCGTAAATAGGAGTAAAATATTATGGCAATAACATCGGCAGTATGTAACAGTTTTAAAACAGAAGTTTTACAAGCTCTACATAATTTTACAGCATCGTCTGGAAACAGTTTTAAACTAGCTTTATACACAAGTTCAGCAACTTTAAATAAATCAACAACAGCGTATAGTACATCAAACGAAATTTCTAATACATCAGGATCTGCTTACACAGCTGGTGGAAAAGCACTTACAAGTGTTACACCTGCTTTATCTACAGACACTGCATGTTGTGACTTTGCAGATATAAGTTTTACTTCTGCTTCATTTACAGCTAATGGTTGTTTAATATATAACGATACAAACGCCGATAGAGCAGTTTGTGCAATTGCATTTGGTGGAGACAAAACTGTATCAAGTGGAACTTTTACAATTCAATTTCCAGCAGCGGACGCATCTAACGCAATTCTTCGTATAGCGTAAGGAGTAACGACGGATGTCCGTTACTAGAACTTTTACAGTAACGGTAGTCAGTACCGGTTCAGGTAATAAATATTTTATAGATGGTGTACAACAAGCCACTATTCTTTTAGGTGAAGGTGGTACATATAAATTTGATCAATCAGATAATTCAAATGGTAATCACCCTTTAAGATTTTCAACAACTAGCGACGGAACACATAGTGGAGGTGACCCGTATACTACTGGTGTAACTACAAATGGTAACCCGGGAGATGCTGGAGCTTACACTCAAATTGTAGTAGCTGAAAGTGCACCAACTCTTTATTACTATTGCACAAATCACTCAGGAATGGGTGGACAAGCTAATACTGTTGACGGAAACTCATGGGGACTTATGTCATGGGGCGCAAACGAATATGGCAGTCAAGATTCTATTGATGTTACATTAACAGGTGTATCTGCTACTTCTAGTGTAGGTGCTGTAGAGGCATTTCCACAACAAGGTTGGGGCAGACAACAATGGGGTAATTCTGGTTGGGGTGTAGAATACTCTGTACAACTCTCTGGACAGTCAACAACAACATCTGTAGGTTCTATTACCACAGAAATTGCCGTTCCATTAACAGGTTTATCAACTACATCTAGTGTGGGTTCTACAACATTTGTTGGTTTAACTTTTGCAGATTTAACAGGTGTACAAGCAACAACAGAACTTGGGGATTTTGATAATGCAGGTACCTTAGTTGGTTGGGGTAGAAATGGTTGGGGTGAAGAACCTTATGGAGACTCATTTAATAGATTAGAACAACTAGCAGGAGTTAGTGCAACAACAAGTGTTGGATCATTAACAGCTTTACCAGAAGAACTTATATCAGTTACCGGAGTATCAGCTACATCTGCTGTAGGTAGTTTAACAACTATTATAGATTGTGTGGTTGTACCAACAGGAGTGTCAGTTACATCTAACCTTGGAACTCCTTTAATAACACAAGCTACCATTGGATTAACAGGTGTATCTGCAACATCTACCGTAGGTGGTATAATTCTTGATGCAGTAGAAATTGGTTTAGTTGGAGTAGAAGCAACTTCTGCTGTAGGTTTATTACAAGAACAGATCTCTCAAATTCCAACAGGTCAACAAGCAACTTCTTCTGTAGGATCTTTAACTGTTGGAATAGGAGTACCATTAACAGGGGTTTCTGCTACAACAGCAGTTGGTACAATAACTCCAGCAGAAAATGCTCTAGGATTAACTGGAGTAGAGGCAATTTCTAGTGTAGGAAATATTGCAGCTTTATCATATCAAGATATTGATATTACCGGAAATACAAGTTATAGTAATGTTAATAAAACAAATAGCGCGAGTTATTCCGATGTTGACGTATCAGGAAATACATCGTATACAGACGTAACGCACGTGGCTTAGGAGAAAAAAATTATGGCTTCAACTTATACACCTCTTGGTGTTGAACTAATGGCAACTGGTGAAAACGCCGGTACATGGGGAACAAAAACAAATACCAATTTAAGTCTTTTTGAACAGATAACTGGTGGTTATAAAGTACAAACTTTAAATACTGCTGGTGCAGGAGCTAACACAACAGCTTTAGCTGTATCAGATGGATCAACAGGTGCAACTCTTGCAACGAGAGTTATAGTTTTAGGAGCAGAAAGTGCTGAAACAATTTCAGGAAATAAAGTTGTAACAATTCCTTTAGATGTAGAAAATACTTATTTTGTTTTAAATAATACAAGTGGTGCATACACTGTACAATTTAAATACGTATCGGGTTCAGGTGATAGTGTAACTTGGGCAACAACTGACAAGGGTTGGAAAATTCTTTCAGCAAGTGCTAACGATGGTACAAATCCAGACGTTAAAGAAGTTGTTCTTGGTGGACTACCAGGTGGTTCAGATACACAAGTACAGTTTAATAGTTCAGGATCATTTGCAGGAGATGCAGATTTAATTTGGACAGCAGGAACTGCACTAACAATTAATTCTCAGAAAGAGCTAAGATTAGCAGATAGTGATGATAGTGCATATAT